ATCATCAACCAAAAGTTCCTGTGAAACACTCAGAGGCAGGTCACTATCATCAATTTGCGTAAGTTGCTGATGTGTCGAGTAATCAACAATATTAACTCTGACTCTACCCCAAACAGGTCTTTGAAAATCATTAGAGTATCTGACAATATTACTGACTATGCTTCCACCAACATGATTATGGCTGTATATGATATTGTTTGAGGTAAATTCTCCTGTTACCGTTAAATCCCCATCTATGGTTCCTCCGCTGTCAAGGTCTGAACCTCCTGTTGGTGGTGTAGGTGTTGTCATCTTAGCTTCAGGAATACCTACACACGCAAAAATTAATAAAAATAATATTAGGATTAATTTGTTCATGTTTTAGACCTCCAATAAGAAATAACGATTATTCCAGAAGTGCCTGTAACCGTTGCACTTTGATTTGAAATTGTGAGCCACAAATATTTATTGCCCATAATATCTCTATACTCTCTCATCGGGTTTATGGTCGGGCTTTCAGAATAAATGATACTCTCCAAGACAATTGGATTCTTATCAAGTTCCAAAATATCGGCATCTTCAGTTACACTAAGCCAAGCATTATATAAGGGGCTTAAGGTCACGATGGTTATCTCTTTAATTAATCCTGAATTGTCAGGAGCCAATATTCTGAAAACTTGATCAGCTCCCATCGTTACTGATGTTGTTATAGGATAAGCTCTAATCTCAATCTCATTTGATCCATCAATGCTTTCTGCATAGGTAAAATCAAGGTTGACTGTATCAGCATAGACTAAACCACAAGACATTAAACATATTACTAAAAACATTAATACAAAATTCTTTTTCATTTTCATTTTCTCCTTATATTAGATTATTAATTTAAATTCCAATTGCAAAATAACTTGCTGACCACGAACTAACATTAGAACCTGCCCCAACACTAAAAATAATATTCCCTGTTGTTTTGCTAACAACAGAGCCAATTAAAGCTGATGAAGTCAAGATTGCATCAATAGCTGTAAATGTTGGGAAGATATGAAAAGCGTTATTTGGAAACCCTCCATCAGGGAATGAAAAATCGAAACTACCAGCTGCTGTTTTTGAAACGCTTCCCCACTTAAGGATTAAACCACCCACAAAATTTTGTGAGCCTTCTAAAGCCAAAACTTGATTTGCCCCTGTATAATGTTCAAGCCTTTCAGCGTCAATTGCAGCTTTGTTATATAAACTAATATCAGCAGGCACTAAGTGATCACCAATGTCAACTGGTTGGTAATCTGCCAAGAACTGCGCAAGCCCAGCAGCCATTAATGATGATTGTTTCAATGCTTTGTTTTCCAAGGCATTGTTCGCAATTCCTGGAACATGCCCGGCTACATTGAGTGATGCATAATCACCATCATCTATCATATCTCCTGCTGCTGCTGCTCCTGCAAATTTTAAAATATCATTATCTGCCGCCATTTTATTCCTCTCCTAAACGTGATTAATTATTAAAAGAACTCCAAGTGGTTTTAATATTAGAATCTCTTGGTTAATTAAAGCTTGCTGAAGCTCTGTTAGTCCAACTGTGTCAATGTTCATTGTCATATCGTGATTGTCAACAACTGTAAAAGCTGAAATGTCAGCCATTGTACCAAGCACTAAAATTTCGTATATTGTGTTAAGGTTCCCATCCCAATTGTTGCTGACAATTTTTGCTTTTAAAACTGCCCTGTATAAATCATCAGGCAATCTAATTACTCCAGTGTCAGGGTCAAACACACCTTTCCACAATCCTTGGTTCCAACCCAGAATAGCAGTGGCATCCCATGTAAAATAAAAGTCAAGTGGGAGTGGGATGCTTCTACCCCTACCAATCCACTCACCAATCACATCAAGTTGAACACCTGCTGCATAGTCAATATCATATTCTGTAATCAAGGAATTCATCACATCTTGAATCTGAACACAAGGTTTTACCCCTACTGATACCGTGCCAATAAACTTTTCAGCTTGCTTGTTTTCCTGAGGTATTAAGTTTAAATAATCGGTCAATATCATAATGGTGTCACCGTAACTGTTATATTTGCCACGTCACTTGTTGCTAGTTCATTAAATGCAATAACCAAATCATTTTCCGTAGGTGAACCACCAGCCACTGTATCAATCGTGATTGAGGTAATGTTAAATGTATTTCCTTCAGGCAATGCTGGAAGATTCGCTGGGGTGTAAAGTTTTGTATAATAAACATTCCCTCCAATGCCCAGTGCATTAATATAATCAGCAACTGCTTGTTTAATCAAATCATCTGTAGTGTCTAGATAACCAAGAACTTCATCCGCAAGAATCACAACTTCAATTGGCACTTCATCAGGTCTATAAAAATTTATGGTATTGTTGTGACCTTCTATGTCTTTCACATCAGTCACAGAAATTGAGCCTTCTGTATTGCATCCCACAGATTTTTTATTAAAAATAACTTCTGCAATTTCGTCAGCATCACCACCCTCAACAATCATTGCAAGGGTATGAGCTGTTACCCCATCAGAATCAGGTGAGCCTGTATCATTCTCATGCGCTGTATATTTTGTCACACCATCAAGTGCAGCAATGGAAGCAGCCACCCCTTCAGTTATTGACTGGCTTGGTATCATAGTGGATATTGATTGCCTTAACCTTAAGTCAGGGTCATCTTCAACAGGGTCACCAACAGCAGCAGCAGCTTCATTATCGACACTTAACCACCCTTTCTGTGGTGTACCTATAATATTGACAGAACCAATTATGGCTTCTAAAGCACCTTCAAACTCAGCGGTTGCTGTTACAGTTACTTCACCACCAGATACAATATTAGTTGGGGAAGGTAAAAACCATTTTCTGTTTAAAGTATCTTTAGCATAACCATTCACTATTGATGTTCCATTTGTTCCAATACATTTTAAATCAACTGTGGACTTAGTTGGTATTGCCCTGTGTAAACCGTTGATTTTAACATTCCTTGTTAGTCCATCACCAACCGATGTTGATGGGCTGTATGAACTATATACTGCTGCTGAAGTCTGCTGTGTATCATAAATTGCAAGAGCTTGAACAGCTACCCATTGGCCATCTTGGCTATCTGGGTCAAGGTAAACATCATCACCATATATCCTTTTATATTCATTAGTATAAAATTCCAAAATTGCTTCATAGTCAGATATATGAAGCCCTTCAGCATCTAAATAAAATAAATCTGATAATGCCATTATAATACTCCTGTTAATTCAGTTTCACCATATAAAGTATTTATGGTTGCTGTTATAATAACTTTTCTTGCACTTGGTTCCCAAGTTAAATCAAACTCAATAATTTCAGTCACGCCTTGGGTTCCTAAAATTCTTTCACGCATAGCAGGTTCAATTGTTTCAAGTTTTCCTTTGCCCAGCATTGATTGCTCATATGGAGTGCCTTCATTTGTATCAAGAAACCACTCACCAACCCAAAGCCTAAGCCTTGTAAAAACTGCTTGCGCAACTGCCTCAGGGCTATCTATTAAAAAGTCAGCTTGCTGGTTACCGAACTTCATGTCATTATTGCTGTCAAGTTCTCTATATCTCATTTTATATCCTTTTTATTTAACAACACCACCATCACCTGTACCACCTGAATTAATATGAACATGAGTTGCTCCGATATTTTTTGTCCAATGTGTAATGTTATTACCACCTGCAAATGGGATATCAAAAGAACCGTTCACAGTAACATCACCATCAAGTGTGATTGTTGGAGCTTTCAATGTTATGTTGCCAGCCTCACCTATTTTTATAAAACTGTTTGCGCTTTGGTGAAGTTCCATTGCGTTATTTGCAGCAATCTCAAAATATACATCACCATCTTCATTCCTTAACTGTACATTGTCTGCTGATACATTTGGTAGAACCTTTGGCTGTGACGTTGGAGCAAGAATGGCAAAGCCATCAGATAAATCATGCATCCTTAATTCAGCCTGCACTTGTATACCACCTTGCTGCCACCAAGAGTCTATGCACCTTGAAGCAAAGATTACTAGAACTTCATCATCCTTTACAATTGGGAAAGTTAGCGCAAAGCCTCCAGCCCTTGGAAACATTAATGGGATATTAATAAGGAGTGGAAGCTCAACATCAGAGACCTTTCCATCTTTGTCTGATACCTTTGCTTTGATAGCTGGTACGGCTGTAATGGTTTGCTTTTCAAGATTTACTGAATCAACAATGCAAGGTATGGCAGTCCATAAGCTTGCTTGAAGTGTTTCAAAGATAGTTCTTTGAAGTTCCTCTGGGTCTTGGATTTCTGTATTACGATCAATCATACTTTTATTTGCATCCCTGTCTCAGCCGATTCATCAAAGTCCACAGCTTCAAAATTTATGTACCATGGGCCAGTTTTTGTATCACCGTCAATTAGTATAGAGATGACCCTATAAATACCATCCCTATTTGTATTTGGTCTCTTGTTGATTGAAGCAAAAATAGAAGTATTGGGCAATAAATAATCCAACACATGCTGTTCATCAATCTTAATCCTTGAGCCAATCTTAATATTGGGATTGATTAAACATCTACCTATTATACCAGCTATTGTCCGAGTAGCTGTGCCAATAAGCCCAGACTTACTAGTTAAAATAATTACTTCACCTGGCAGAGCTTCAGACTTTTTTAATACTAAAAGTTGTCTATCTTGGATGCTCCAGTCAGCCCCAATATTTTTTGCAGAGTTTCTCAAGTAGTTTCTTGCCTGACCAAACATCACCTTGCCTCTGGGTAAAGGTGTGCTTTCATTTGGGGATACATAACCTAAACCAATACCCTCCATAGTATTATATGCAGCCTGTATCTGGTCTTCTTGAGTTGCACCTTCCAGTGTCTGATTAACTATAGCATAATTATAAACCTCAAGGCCATCACCAGCTGCAATATCTAAAAAAGTATCAGTCCCATGTTCTTTGCCTTCTCTTGTTTCTCTAATTTGACCATCATAGATAACACCAAAACTATTTTTATATCCAGCCTGCAAAGTTATTCTGGTAAATTTATTTTTTATTTTCTGAACCACTTCCTGCGCAAGATTATAAATTCTCACCTCAGCTTGATTAGGTGTTTGTTTTTCATTTTTACCACATTTGAAAATCACTTTTAATCCACCCAGCTCCAGCCCATCACCAGTCTTATCGGCAACGATTAAAGAGAATTTTCTTCCAAATTGAAGAGTATCAAGAGCATATAATTTTTGAAACGGATTTTGGCTCATTCGTTTGTAATATAAAAAAGGTTTGCAGCTCCACCAAGATTATCAAAAGTAGGTGGTGCGCCTTGGTCACCTGCTGTTAAGCATATCATCTTTCCAGGTATTCCTAAAAATTCCCATTGCTCAAGAAGATCTGCCCCTGTGATTAATGGCATATCATTTATTAAAATGCTTTCATCATCTGCTGATAATAAGGAAAATACCCAAAGATTCATACCGCTGAACCAACGATTAATAAATATATAATCAACACCAGACAATGATAGTTGAGAACGTTGAGGGGTATTTAATAAAGGTACTCTAAAAAATTTAAGTGCCATGTTAGTTCCCCAAAAGTGACGGTATAAATCTTCCAAAAGTTAGCTCTATACTACTTACATCTTCCATTTCCTGTAAAATTTTCTTGCCAGAATCCTTTGTTGAGTCTGTTTGTTCCGGTATTTTCTGCACTTCTCTTGGTGGAAGTGTGACCTTCTGAATAGTTACAACAAAAAGTTCTTTCAGTTCAATATTAATACTAAGGACTTTATTGGTATCTCTATCATTAACTTGGGTCAAAGTTTTAATGAGTACATTAGTATAAGTCCTTTTACCAGTTACAACTTTAAGTGGAATAATATCTTTTTGAAACTCTAATAGCATTTCATAAGCTGCATCATTTGAAAGCTTCTTTTTTCTTGTTACAAAATTGAATATTGCACTTGATAAAAATTGAGCATCATCTGAGTATAAACATCTAAGCATTATGGTTGATTGTTTTTTATAAGCATGGTCTGATATCTGTGCGCCTTGCTGCACTTCATGTTCAGTAATTTCCAACTCATCAGTTAAGACTTCCTCAATTGTTACATTCGCTTGGAATACATCATCAGGTTTATTCATTGATGATATAGATCTGTGAGGGAAAAATGTTGCTATTGTTTTGAATAATTCGTTTATCATTGTAGTATTGTTTTAAAAGAATTAAATAGATTACCAAATATACTTGCCTGCTCTCTTGCCACTGCCCTGCCTGTTGAAACAGGCTCAGAACCATTCACGTTAATTGTTGTATTATTATTAATGATAGGTGCGGTTGAAGATTTATTCTTATTGTAAAAAGGATTGGTTTCACCTATCAAATTCAAATTATCCAACAGATTTTGCATTTTAGGTTCTGTAACACTAGGGTTTTTATCTGATGCTGGTGATAATAAAAAATCATCCAACCAAGCCTTTGAATCAGTTAAAGAATCCTTTAAATCTCCTTTCAGGTATTTCATGAAGTTCTTTATCGCCTTCATTCCTCTGATAAAGACGTTTTCAAGCGCATCACCAAGCCATTCCATTATTACCATTAGGGTTTCCATTGCTTCACCCATATCACCTGACCAGTCAAAAAAGGCTTCACCACCTCTATTGAATGTATCAAAATCATCTTTGAGCTGAGTCAATGCAAACGCTATACTAAGGATAATCCCAAGAGGTGAGGTAAGGAATGAAAGATTTAATTGTTTCCAAGCTAATATAATGAATCCAATAGTAACCAACCATCCGTCAGTAGCTTCATTTAATTTCACTAACCAATCCCAAATAGGTTTAAAGGTCAAAGCAGTCCTTCTACCTATTTCAGAGATCACGTCAACAAACTCTAAAAATTTTTTTATTAAAAATGTGACTTTATCGATGATAAAAGGAATATATGAAATAAGTTTGAGCCTTAATGTTTCAAATGACTTAGTGATTAAAGGCATCACCTCAACAGCAATTTTCTTTTTGACAGCATCAAATATAAACGTCAATCTAAAAATAGTATCCATTAAATCATTTGATGCCACTGAAGCTTCTTTTGAATCAACACCTATGATTTTATATAGGTTTTCAAATTCAGCAGCAAATCTTGAAGTATCATCTGTTAATGCTTTCATCAATGTTGGATCAATTCCAAGATTGCTTAAAAATGCAACTCTTTGTGGCTCAGCCATTCTAACTAACAAGCCTCTGAGTTCACGCATCATCTCAAAAGTTGTTTTTATTTCACCGTTGGCTTTACGTGCTTCAAGACCATACTGAAGAAAAAGATTTTGAGCACCACCCACTCCTGTTGCAGCCTGCCCAATAAGTTCACTCAAATTATCAAGGGATGACAAGACAGAATTTTCATCAGAGCCAGTTAAGCCTGCAATATAAATAAGCTTTTCAATCTCAGTTGTTGTTGACCTTATCCTATCACCAAGCTCAGTAACTCTCTCAATATCTCTGGCATTCGATATAGCAAAGGCAGTTATGGCGGTATTAATAGTAACAATGGCTGTTCCAAGCTTCATTGCA